AAAAGGAAATATCCCCAGAATTTTGGGAAGCATAATTATAACTAGTTCCCGTAGTAAACTCACAGTTAGATGCTGTTACGTCTCCCTTAATACCTGTGGGAGCTGTAATTAGGTTAAATACTGCGCCTTGCTCACTTCCATCCCCTAGATTTACCTGATACCGTTTTTCATAATCGCCTTGGATAACAGTTACAATCGCTTCTTCAACTAAGTCCTCAGTTTTAGATGTGCTTTCTTTTACTTTAACAGTTTTATTGACGAAGAACGTACTGTCAGAGACTGAGACTGCATTGATGTTCTTTCTTGTCGAAGAATCCATGCGCAGATAATGGCCTTCGGGTATTGTCCATCCGTCTGTGTACTCAGTTCCATCCCTCCAAATGGAAGCTGTCGCGCCAGACAACAAGTTATATGCGTACATTTTGTCTCCAGTATGGATTATGACATATTTTTCTGCGTCACTGCGGTCGACAAAATGGATAAAACTGTCGGCGTCAATAGCACTCTGTAGCAAGCGAGCTACGTGGCGCGTATTAGGACGCTTCGTAAGACCCTCTACAACACTACTAAGAGCGTTCTCCTGCTCCTCACATTGTCCGTCATAACGGAGAGCGTCGGGTTGCTGTGAGACACCCTGAATGAGATTAGGGAGAGATGTATTGATTAAAGCCATTAGGAGAGGTCGTAGTTACGGTTAATGCCAATTCTGATGGCAGTGTCGTAGCTGTCAAATATCGTTTTGTCGGACGTGTTGGATTCAGCGTCCATAAGGTCAGCACGGGCGTTGTATTCGTCACGAGCAATGAGTGCTTCCAGTTCGCGGGAACCTACGATGCGTCCTTGGAACACACGGGAAGCACGAAGGACGATGTAGCGGCGAGCAGCTTCGGGAAGGCTCGTCCAGTCCAGATAACGGGTAAGATTGACAACAAGGTCTTTGGTGAACGTAGTGGCGTTGTTGGCTCGGTCGAACAAGCTCAGACCACGCTGTACGATGTCTACGGTGGTGTCTACTGCGTCCACCTCAAGGATGTCGTCGGAAAGGGTAATGGTGCTGTCTCCAGCAGGGCTAAGCGAGACGCCCAATTCGGTGTTGAAATGCCACCCCTCAGCTTGTACTGCACGGGAAACTTCCTCAAGGACGGAAACAGCCGTAGCCGCAGAGATAGGGAGCGCATTGGTGTCGCTAATGCTGTTTACAGGGGACTCACCGATGTGGCCCAGCATTGAATTTACTGCTTCTAATTGGGATGTAAGGGTTGGCATAATGTTTGATTTAAAGAGGGTTAAAAAGAGACCCCAAGGGAATTGCCCAAGGGGTCTCAGATTAAGTTAGTGCTTAGGCAGGAAGAACCTTAACCGCGCACTCAGGACGGAGAACACCGTGACCCATTGCGTACTTGGCAACGAAGAGCGTGCCTTGACGTTGGATTTGGTACTCGGACTCAGTTGCGAGGTCGAGGAGCTTAACAGTACCGATAGCTTCTTTAGTACCTGCAAGGAAGCCCTTGGCAGAACCAGTACCGCTAAGAGCGGAGAAGTCACCGTTGTATCCAGCACCGTCGGCACCGAAGACATCATTGTTAGCGGAACCGTCAGCAGTTGCGTCAGCAGAAGCGTCACCAAGACCGATAACGGTGTCGAGGTGGTTGCTCTTGTAGAGGTTGATTCCAGCAACACGAGCGATGCTACCTTCAGCAACATTACCAACACCACCGTTGTCACGGTTGATTGCAACGTTGTCAGAGGTGAGCAATGTGTAGTATTGCGAAGGAGTAAGGATAGCGAAACGACCTTCGTCTGGAGCGTCTTTCTCGTCAAGCGAGCGAGCTACAGCATAGAGGGCGTCAACCAGTCCAGCAGCAGTTGTGGTAGTAGCACCAGAAACTTCAGTACCGCTGTTTCCACCGATGGGGGAAGTACCGCCAGCAGCCGCGAAGAGAGTCTTCATGGTTGCAAGGTCGAAGCGTTTAGCAAGGGCTTTACCAAGCTCCTTAGCGTAGATGCTACGAACGTCGTAGTGGTTCTTCAACTCGTCAATGTTGGCGATGAAGGTAGAAGCGATGAGAACGTCATCAATGTTGATGGTGCGCTCAGCGTGCTTGATGGTTGAGAGGTAGCCGTTGCTTCCGTCCACGATGTCTTCACCGACAGTGTGGTAGTTAGCTTCAGCAATACCAGTTACGGGGAACTGTGCAGTCTTGCCGCTGCTGATGGTGCGAACCATGTGCAAGTCCTTCATCACGTTCTGTTCTTCGAACGTAGTCAGGATTTCACCAGAGAACACCTTCAGGAAGAGGCTATCGACGTCACCAGTTGCATTGATTTGTCCCAAACGGGATGCAGTTGTATCAGCCATGATATATTATCTTTCTGTTTATATTAGGTTATTTATTTTGGGTTAGGTGTTCCTTTTCACTTGGTCTTACTCACGGGTTATCCACCTCGGTGGGCCGCGTTCGCTACTCCTTGTTATAGGAACGAAAGTTACTTGTGCTGTGTGATGTAAGTTTGCGCGCGTTTAGCGTAACGCTCTAAGTTTACTTGTTTTTGGTCGTTGACGGGGTTGTGGACTCGTTGCCACGCACCACCGCCTCCGTTCCAAATGTATAGCCAATGTCTAGGGTTAGGCTTGTAGCCAGCTTCTAGTATTTGCCTCGAATAGTGAGCCAGAACTGTCTTAGCAATCCGAGCACTAAAGATAGGGTCAAACGCAACGACATGAGCAACTTGGTTGCCCGTGATGCGGTTGTAGTCTTCCACCATAATTTCAGTAATTTGGTAAAGACCGTAAGCGTGTCCTTCATCTCCAGTGATAGTAAAGTGAGAGCCTTCAGGAGCCTCCCATTTAGGGATGAGTTGGACAAATTCATCGAGCGTTAATTGTTTAGCGTTTAACCATTGAGGAGCCAAAGTAGAAGCTAAGCAGAGCAAGCATACCTTGGCGAACTTCTGGGAGTAGAACAAATCCTTCAATTTGCTTAAATCCTCCTGAACCTAGTAGAAATTTAAATAAGCCCGAACGCTCATTCTCAAGGCTCACAGGGATACTGTAGAAAGCCAGAATGAACGGGGCGACGACAACAGCGAACAGGATACAAGCCGCAATAGAGCGTCGTACCCATACACCGCCAGAACGTGCCGCAGCTCTGTCAGCAGAGTCGTCAGCAGCTCCTTGAAGGGTCAAAGCTCGTTCAAGAGCCTTACCCTGTGCTTCCGCTTGGGAAGCTATGAGGCGCATCACGAAACCCGTGACGCCACCTCCAAGCATTGATAAAAGTTCGATAGACATTTTTAGAAGATTGTGGAGACCGCTAAGCGTTTCTCGACTTGCTCACGATAAGCAGGGTCGTTGGCGTAGCGTTTGTCTTTCATTGCTTCTGTAAGCTGAGCCGCAGAACCGAAGGGCTTCACACCAGCGTCACCAGCGGTTGAGCCTTGGACGAGGGAGGGGCCTTTGCCACCAGCAGCTAGGAACTGCGAATAGAGTCCCTTTACGGCTACCTTAGCGGCTTCTACAGAACCACCTTCGACGATGGAGTTGAACGCATCAAGCTCACCATCTACAAGGTTCTCGGATGCCCACTCAGCCATAGCAGCGTAGTTGCCTTCACCACCAATTGTCTCTTGGATGGCGGCAGTCTGCTGGACGGACATAGCTTGCTGTCCATTGATATAAGCCTCTACGAACGAGCGAGGGAGTCCTGCTTTTTCGAGGGCTTCAAAAGTCTTGTCGGAAAGCTCACCGCTCTCGGCAAATTCGTTGGTAGCACCTTCGATAGCCTCAGTCATTGCAGAGGGTTCTGCGGGTGCTTCTTCCTTCTTAGCCGACTCTTTCTTGGGGGCTTTAGGCTCGGACATTTTCTTCTGAAGTTCCTTGTAGGCCTTAGCCATTTCTTCAGGAGATTCAAACTTCTCGTCAAGCCACTCAGGACGCTCTGGGGCTTCCTCTTTGAGTTGCTCTTCGATTGTCTCTTTGCCTTCCTTGGGGTCAGCTTCAAGCGTTTGGTTACGCTGGTTGGCGGCTTCTTCTTGCATAGCCGCTTGTTTTTCGAGGGAGATATTCTCTTCCTCGTTGATTTCGTTTACCTGTATTTGCTGTAAGTCAGCCATATATTATTCCTCGCTTTGGGTTTGTTCTATTTTTGCTTGGTCGGAAATAGCCTTGATACCGCTTGGGCCTAGCTTCTCCGTCATCTGCATCATTTGAGCTTGTTGGGCTTCTTGAGCCATCTGTTCGTCGCTCTTAACCAGACCTACGGTTTTGATACCGAGGCTAGTAGCACGACGTTTAAAGTATTCACCTACGTTGACAAACTGAGCCACTGCGTCAGGGCCAACCACTTGGGCGGCACCAGCAAGGAACAGGTCGAGTTTCTGTAGGTCGTGTCCACGTCCAAGGGCTTCAACGCCTGTAATGATAACAGGGTTCACAATGTCCTTGGGGAGTTTGGGAAGTTTCTGCTTCTTACTCATGACAGCCATCAGGCGATTCACAAGGGGCATCTGTAGTTCCACGCTGAGGAGCGAATAAAGACCACCGATAGCAGTCTCAAGCTCTTGTCCGAGCATACGGATTTCCTCAGCAGTAACACGCTCAGCGTTACGAACAACACCAGAGGTCAACAAGAAGGCATGACCGAGGCGTTCCTCAATCTTTACAATGGCTTCTTGGACGATGCGGAAGTCGTTATATTTCTCTAGCTGAAGAACGGATACATCCTGAGCGTTGCCCTGAGCGATTGCACCGTTAGGACTTTCTGCGAGAGTCTTAGCACGTGTAGTGCCGTTGGGGTTCACTAGGAACAGAACCTTGGCGGCAGCCGCAGAGCCTTCAACAAGGGAACGCTGGAGGGACTCAAGGGACTGGAGGTCGCCAAGGTATTCCTCAACGTAACCACGTCCGTAGTCCTCTCCGTCGATACGAGAGAAACGAAGGGGAATGAACGGGTTCTTGTCGAGGGCGTAGAAGCCTTCGCTGTCGGGAATACGGTTGCCGTTTATTTCTTGCCAGACTTGCCAGCCGTTCTCTTTGCGGCATACAGCGGTGTAGAGATGCACGACGTTGTCAGCACCTTCGCCACCCTCAGCACCAGCGAGTGCCTTCATCTCGGGAGACAAAGACATATGGGAGAGTTCTTCCTTGGTGCAGATATAAAGAATGTTGCCCATTGGGTCACGCTCAACGCAATAGCGGTCGAGGTGGAACACACGCATACCACCCTCGTCGGGGAGATATACAAGAGCGTTACCAGTTACGATGAGATGCTTGAGAGCTTCGTGGAGGGCTGTGCGATACGTCTCACGGCTAATCTCGTCCATGACGGATTCCTCGACTTGCTGTAGGGCTGTCTCGATTTCGGTAACAAGCTCTGGGGGTGCGCCTTCATCGGCAAGACCCTTTGCGTCTACATTAAGACGGAAGAAAGGGGCGTTAGGGGGTAACAGAGCAAGTAGAAGTTTAGATGCTAGGTTGTTGACGCCTCGTGCGCCAATACCTTGAAAGGGTGTCTCTAGGCGGCTGTGTGCGCCAAAGCCCTCATCGGGCATGATGTAGGGCAGGGTAAGCTTACTGCACTGACGGGCGCGGTCTACGTATTGATACCGCTTCCCTTCGAGTTTGGAGTATAGGCTTTGAGCAGTTTCGTAGTGCATAATTATTGTTAGAAATAGTTCCCAACCTGTGAGCGTCGTTACCTTCTGGTGCGAGGAATTTAACCAATTAGAGTTAAGGTCTACG